TTGATTGCGCAAATGGTGTTCTTTATGGCGCGGCTTGGAACGATTATGCTGAATTCCGCGATCAAAATGAATCCATTGAACCCGGTTATGTTGTCTATTGTGATGACGATGGAAAAGTGAAGAAAACAATTGAAAAACTTCAAAAATTTGAAGGTGTTGTTTCTGATACTTATGGTTTTAGTATTGGTGAAACTGATACTTGTAAGACTCCTCTTGCAGTTTCTGGTAGAGTATTAGTTTATGCCGACCCTGAAGAAGAACATTTCCATTCTGGTGATGCAGTTTGCGCGGGTCCAGATGGTTTAATATATAGAATGACAAGAGAAGAAATTATGGAATTTCCTGATCGTATTGTTGGTATTGTTTCTGAAATTCCAACTTATGACACTTGGGGAACTAATAATATTTCTGTAAACGGACGCATTTGGATAAAGGTGAGATAAAATATGGTTGGATCAAAAGAATTATATGATATTTTTGAAGTAATTTATCCAGTCGGAATTATTATTGAGCTTGCTACCGACGCCAATCCTAAAGATTTATTTGGGATTGGCGAATGGGAGTAGATTAAAGATAGGTTTATTTTAGCGGCTGGAGAATCTCATAATCTTGACGAAACAGGCGGGTATTCTGAAACTCAATTAACTGTTTCTCATATGCCTTCTCACACACATGGAACTGGAAAAACTTCTTCAGCGAGTACTTATCCAGAATATTATTTTACAGTGAATAGAAGTACTTCTACATCTGCAGTTGGAAGAATGGGATTGGCTTCTGGTTCATCATATTACGCAATGGGAACTAATACTAGCGCTTCTGACTCTATAGGTATTGATGATATTATTCAAATATCTAAAACTGGTGCGACAGGAGAAGGTAAAGCCTTCTCCAATATGCCACCTTATTATGTCGCCTATATGTGGAAGAGGGTGGCGTAATTGAAAGGTATATTAACCGCCCCCCTATTCAAATTTTAAGTAAATCTGGTTCTACAATTTCTTTATCTGGACCAGGTTTACCAACTTAGACAATAACAGATAATAATACCACTTATAATGTAGCAACAGCATCAGTCAATGGATTGTTAAGCGCTGATGATAAAGTTGCTCTTGACAAATTGAAAGAAGAATCTCCATATTTTTTAACTTATTATACTACAACTACTGGGGATACTGAAATAAGTGGAACAACAGTAGTAAAATTTAATGTAAAAGTTAGAGATACACATAATTCTTATGATACATCAACTGGTAAGTATACTGTCCCAATAGCTGGAATATATTTATTTAATTTTAATTATTATACAAATAATAATACAACAGGAGGCTCTTATCGTCCTTGTATTCATATCGATGGAGGAGACTCGAGTGCAACTGTGCAAATGAGCTCTATGGCACCTGGCAGTATCTCAGTAATCGCCAGAATGCCAGAAGGAGCAACTGCCTATGTTGGTCCTTATTCTTCTAGTTATAAAATGGCTTTTTATGCAGGATTTTTACATACTAGTTTTAGTGGTACATTATTATCTTATATTTAATATAAAGGGAATGATTTATTTATGATAGGCATTGCAGCCCCCCCCTGTTAAATAAAATATTAGAAATTAATTCTTTATATAATAAATTAAATAATGAAAAAGCAATTACTTTTGAACAAGAAATTGTAATTGAAACTACTGACTGGAATGATACTGCTCCTTATATTTGCACTAAAGAAATGGATGGAGTTATTCTTGGAGATAAGCCTTTTGTAGATATTAATTTGGATTATTATTCTACATTAGATGAAAAATTATCAGCAAAAGAGAATTGGATATATGTAGATGATATTTCAGGAGGAATGAATAATGTTATTTTTACTTGTTTAGAAAATAAACCTGAAGTAACATTATCTATTTCTTGTAAGGTGGTGCATTAATAATGAGTGGTTTTATTACTCGTCGTGGCGGAGGAAGTAATTTAAAAATTATTCAAGCAACTTCATTACCATCAAAAGGAAAAGATGGACAATTAATTATTATTAGCTCTATTCCAATTAATAATATTACTTATAATACAACAACAACTAAACCAAGCAATCCTGTAAATGGAGATCTTTTTATTTGTTTTGGGATATCTGATTATCATAAAGTATTACAATATACAACAACAAACTCTTGGAATAGCGTAGATAGTTATGTGTGGATCAATAGTAGTTGGATTTAGTTTACTCGTAAATCTTTAGTAATTTTTGATGGAATTTTACATGATTCTTATTCAACTTTACAAGTAAGAAAAGGTTCTGGTGGTTCATCAGGATATTGGAAAGTAACTTCTTCAGTCTTAAAATTATATGCTCCTGCAGCGACAGAGTCTTGCTAGTTAGGTAGTTTTTCTAATAAAATTGATACTGGAGCTTGGTCAACTTGTTCTGTTAAAGCTACGGTGCGAGGATGGAATGGTGGTTGGTGGGGTTTTGCGCCGGCTTTTGCTTCTGTGGGAATATTATCTTCTAATTATACCACTGGATATACAAAAATTCAAAGACCAACTACTACATCCAATTCATCTGTCACAGGAATTTATAATATTGATGTTAGCAGTTTAACCGGGACTTACGATTTAGTATTTGGTATTGCAGGATCGGGAGGGTCTAATTATACAGGAGAATTTAATATTAGTTCTATTATTTTAACTTAAAAATTTTTCGGGTGCACTTTGTTAAGAAGTCGCACCCAATTTTTACTATATAGTGAAGGGAAGGAGATTTCCTTAACAAGAGCAATTCTTTACAGTAGTAAAGTCTGGGCGACGACGGTTAAGAAATCATATCTAAACTTCAAGATATAATGTGAGGGAAGGAACCAGTGGGCTCCTTCAGTAACTTCACAGTTAACCTACGCGAGTATGTTTATCCACAGTGTTGTTACAGACGCTGCTGGAAAAACATATGGAGGATTAATAAGCAGATGTTGTGTTGGCACTAACGCCGTTTTGAGATATACATATAATTATAGGGTCTGCTTCCTCAGTTTAAATTTGGTGCGCCCTTTGGGCACCTGTGGGTAAACTACTTCAGCGACAGGGCAAGAATATTGGAGAGTTTTTGGTTTTTATGTTTTTAGGTTTAACATTAAAGAAAACGAGCAATATTAACTACCATGGGGCCACTGAAGTAGTTTTAGAGCTTGAGGACTATATAGCAGGATGCGTCGCCCAAGAAATCGGCGATGCCCATTTAGAAGCATGTAAGGCGCAAGCAATCGCCGCGCGAACGAATTGCCAGCCTTATATATTAAATAACAAAATGGCATCAGACCAATCCTCAACTTTCCAAGCATACGAAGGTTCCAAAGCCAAATATCCTAATCCAAACAAAGCAGCCCAAGAGACAAAATCAATGGTTCTAATTTACAATGGCAAAATTGCCTTACCGGCATCTTTTTCGGCAAACAATGGAGGCAAAATGACATCATCCGCTGAACGCTGGGGAGGCACGCGCAACTGGCTCATTTCGAAGGAAGATCCATATGATGTAGGTCAAAAGACCGGTCACGGGGTCGGAATGAGCTAGCGTGGAGCCAAACGAATGGCCGAATTGGGTTATACTTATTTAGAAATTTTACAGTTCTATTATCCAGGAACTGAAATAGGCTTATTAAATGAAGATGGGAGTGTTAAACTTATGGATAAGGCTTCTATCGTCAAAGAATGGGCGCTATCAAAAAAAGATTGTGGATATGTTTGGGGCGCGACCGGATATACCCTTACTCAGTCTAAATTAAATGAGTTGATTAATCAATATCCGCAATATGTTTCGCAATCCAAAAACGGCAAATGGATCGGCAAGCAAGTTTTTGATTGTGCTTCTTTTGTTCGATTCGCTTTAAAAGAAATTAATATATCAATGGTTTCCGGGGCTTCCAGCCAATGGAAAAAGACTAATTGGGAAGTAAAAGGAACAATTGATACTTTACCTAAAGATAAAGTATGTATTTTATATCGTGAAGCACCTACTGCAAATCCAATGTAGCATACCGGCATTTATCTCGGTGATGGCAATGTAATGGATGCAAGAGGTAGTTCATCTGGAGTAGTTTATTCTGCTCTTGGTAAATATCCTTGGACTCATTGGGCAATTCCAAAAGGTCTTTACGATAATTTAGATTTAAAAGATTAGGAGGTTTTACCAGTGCTTTATCAAGCAACAGTCGTAGCAACTTCTGGATCAACAGTAAGAATGCGTTCAGAAATGTCAAGCGCAGCAAGTGTTCTCAAGCAAATCAAGCTTGGTAAGACCGTTGATGTAGTAGCCGAATATGATGGTTGGAAAAAGATTGTTTATGAAAATCAAACCGGCTATATGATGGATAAATTTTTACAGAAGATTGAGGCTCCTACCCAGGGAACTTGGTATGTAAAAGTAGAATGTGGGAGTGAAGAAAATGCAAGAGCAATTGCAGAAGCCCTTAAACTCTGCGGCAACGCAACGGCGTTAGAGGGCTAAAAAGAAAAAGAAATTAGAATTTTCTAAAAAATTAACTATTGTAGATATCATCACTTGGGGAGTAATTACTGTATTACTTCTTGTAGTAATGCTTGTTTAGCCGAGTCTCGCAACTTATTGTGTTGGTATCTTTAACGCGACAACCGCGGCATATGTATCATTGAGGTTGGGCTACACCGCTAAAGCGGGCGTAGAGAACTATAAAAAAATTTCGCAGACCTACACTGAAATTGCCACTGCGGCAAACGAAGTAGAGTCTAATGGATAAGGAGGAGAACTCCATTGGCTTTAGCAGAATTTATACCTATTGTATTTCAGGTTATAATTTTACCACTATTAGGAATTTTAACCAAGTATTTAGTTGCTTGGATTTCAGCCAAAACAGACGAATTGAAACAGAAAAAAGATAACGAATTATATGATAAATATTTGGATCTTTTGGAAACTACTATTACTGATTGCGTTATCGCAACTAATCAAACTTATGTAGATACACTAAAAGCCGAAGGCAAATTTGACGCAGAGGCTCAAAAACTTGCTTTCCAAAAAACTTACGAGGCTATTATGGCAATTTTAACCGAAGACGCAAAAGAATATCTAATTCACGCAATTGGCGATTTCGATGCTTTTGTTAATGCAAAGATCGAAGCAAATGTCAAAGCGGGCAAAACAAGTAATGGATAAGATAAATTCTGGGGTCTTCGTTTAAAACACGAAGACCCCATTTTTTTTTATTGACAAAAGGAGATGCTTAAAATGATTCCAAATTACAATCCTTATCAAACGGCAGTGCCGCAACAACCGAGATTCCAATTCCAAGATCCTAATTTTTTAAAAGGCCGTCCGGTTACCTCTATCGAGGAAGTCCGCGCTACTCCGATTGATTTTGATGGTAGCATCTTCTATTTTCCGGACTTGACAAACAATCGAATTTACACAAAACAAATTAATATGGATGGCACACCATTATTTAAAGTATATGAATTAAAAGCACTTCCGCTCGAACCGCAAATTCCAACTGGAAATTTTGTAACTCGAGAGGAGTTTGAACAGGTAATTACTCAACTAAAGACAATGCTAACTCCACCGCCGCAATCTTCGCCAGTGGATAACATAATTGCTCAATTCTAAGGGGGCTAATTAAATGATGAACTATATTTTATCTATGCTTAGAAATGGCTAGAACCCTCAGCAGATTGCGATGCAGTTTTTACAAAATAAACAAAATCCAATGTTATAGAATTGGATTAATTTAGCTTAGCAAGGAAAAACTGAGGAGTTAGAGAACATTGCTCGCAATATAGTAAAACAATAGGGCAGAGATTTTGACGCAGAATTTAGAGCCTTTAGACAATAGTTTGAAGGTTTTAAATAAATAAACTAATCTTAGGAGGATGACAAAATGTTTAACGGAACAAATGGTGGTTACTCTTTGGCTGATATCGCTGCGGCTACCGCAGGAACTGGAAATGGTGGCTTCGGCGGCGGTTGGGGCGACGGCGGCTGGTGGATTATTATCTTCCTCTTGGCTCTCGGCGGTGGCTGGGGCAATGGAGGCTGGGGTAATGGCGGTGGAAACAACGGAACTACCGCAGTAGTCGGCCGTGAGGTATCTTATGGATTTGACATGAATAATCTTGAAAATGGTATTCGTGGAATCCAGAATGGTTTGTGTGATGGTTTCTATGCTATGAATAATGGTTTGTTAACAACCACCGCACAATTACAGAGCACTCTTGCTCAGGGCTTTGGTGGCATTAATACCGCACTTATGGGATAGACTGGCGATATTAATAATGCCTTCCACAATGTAACTCTTGGTAACCTACAAAACACTAATGCAATTACCGCTCAGTTGAATGCTATGGCTGCTAATGACGCTCAATGCTGCTGCGAGACCAAGAACTTAATTAATTCTAATTTCGCAGATTTGAGTTATCGCTTAGCAACTCAGGATTGCGCAACTCGTCAGGTAATCACTGACTCTACTCGTGATATTATCGCAAGCCAAGAGGCAGGATTCAGAGCAATCCTCGATCGCATGACTACTGATCGTATTTCTGAACTTGAGAATGAAAACAACGCTTTGCGCAATGCTCAGTCTCAATCTAATCAGAATGCGTTCCTCATTAGTCAGCTTGCACCTAGAGCAATTCCTGCTTATATTGCTCCTAACCCATATACTGGTGTTTTTGGCGCATATGGCGGAGCAGCTTATGGTGGATGCGGATCCAATTATGGCGTAACAACTTGCGGATGCTAATTACTAATTAACAAAGGAGATATATTATGGAAATTACAGCAATTGCGCTACAAACTGTAGCGGCTAATCAAAATGTTTTATTCACAGAAACAGCGGTTGGTGCTAATAACTCCATGATACATCGCGAGGGAAGCGGGCTCGTAACTTTACGAGCCTCTTCCGCACGCCAATGCCGTGCCCGCTTTAAAGTTTCCTTTGGCGGAAATATCGCGGTGCCTACTGGAGAAACTGTCGGCCCAATCTCCTTAGCTATTGCTATCAACGGTGAAGCAATCGCTTCTACCACTATGATTGAAACTCCAGCAGCAGTTGAAGAATTTAACAATGTTTTTACTGCGATTTTTTTGGATATTCCTACTGGATGTTGCCAAACTCTTAGTGTGAAAAATATTAGTGAAATTCCAGTAAATGTGCAAAATGCGAATTTAATTGTCGAAAGGGTGGCGTAATTGAAGATGAAGCAACTTAAATAGATGAAAGAAACTTTAATGATGGCCGTCCAAGGACAATTAAGCAATCTTTCGCAAACAGACACAAAAGAACTCGGATGCGCTATTGATATGATCAAAGATCTTTCAGAAGCAATTTATTACTGCACTATTACTAAATCAATGGAAGAAGCTGAGGAAGAAAAAGAAGAAATGATGAAGATGATGAAATACTCTCAGCAAAACGACTAGGGTAATAGTTAGATGTATTATTCTGAACGCAAAAGAGAACCATATTATATGCCAAGAGATATGGATAGATGGGAAGGCCGCATGTATTATAATGGCGGTGGAATGAATGGCAGGAGCAGCAATAATTCTAGCGGTTCTTCTAGCGGTGGTAACAATGCGCGTGGCGGTGGCAGTCGCGGCTATTCTGAACCTACTTATATGAATCAATATGAACGCGATCCAAGAGAAGGTAAAGCACCAGAACGCAGACGCATGTATATGGAATCTAAACAGATGAATAGCGATAAAACAATGCATATGCGCGAACTTGAAGAATATGCCCATGATTTAACAGATGATATTCTTGATATGTTAAAAGATGCTTCTCCAGAAGAGAAACAAACTCTTAAAAAGAAAATGATTGAGTTAACTGGTAAAATGTAATGGTTCGATTAAATGGAGAAGATTGGGATATAAGAATCTGTGAACCATGTAGCCCGGCATTAGCAACGAGCGCAGGTTATTGCGCTCTTGGTGTTTGCGATGATAATACTAAAACAATTTATATTTAGACAAATTTAAGCAGGGAAAAAATGCGGAAAGTTCTCTGTCATGAGCTCACACATGCCGCGATGTTTAGTTACAATGTCAATCTTGACTATTGGACTGAAGAATTAGTAGCGGATTTAATAGCAACTTATGGTGAGCAAATAGCTGGCGAAACAGACCGCATGTTTGATTACCTTACAGAATAACAAAAAAAAAATATTGGGGAGACTTATTAAGGTCTCCCCTATTTTTTTTATTTTTCTACAAAATCTTCAATTTCAGGATAAACAACGGGTAATCTGTTTAAGCGCTCAATCCAAGGCTCAATATCACCATTACCACCCCAGGCTTTATATTGATCATATCTCTTTTTAAAGTTTGCTTTCTATTGAGGCGTCCACATTTTATTAGCTAAGTAAGACTTTCCATCTACAATTAAATCTCGTTGATAAATTTGGATGAAAGCATCTGTATTTTTAGCTTCTAATGAATCTAATCGATCATGAAATTGCGTATTGTTATTTTTAATTTCTTTAAGAATTGCTTCAAGCAATAATTGAGTTGTACTTTCTTTATTTTCTAATGCTTGAATTTTTCCTTCTAATTCAGAAGCATCTGCGCAATGATGATTTTCAAGCGCAGTGATTCTTGATTCAAGATCACTTTTCATTTTAGTAGAACGATTATCCCATTCTTCTTGGTCTTCAATTTCTTGACCTTTTTTATGAGTTTTAATAAAAGGTTTAATTAAATAAGTAACAACCGCAACGCAAATTACTGGAACGCCCCAAGAAATAACTTTTTCCAAAATTAAATCCACCATTGGAAACTTCCACTCCTTTCATAAAGAATAAAAGTAGGTTTAGATGGATTAATAAAAAGCGCCTAAAGTGTTAATCCCACTCTAAGCGCTTATCTTCTTGAATACTGGCTGAATAGCCTATACAAATCGCATCCGATTCGTCTTGCGTGCATTTTAAATTGTAAGTATCTTTTACCCACTATTGAGCAATCTTCTTTTGGTTTTCTCTATGCTTATCCTACTTCTTTAAGAATTCGCAATCAGAACGCCAGTCAGAAGAATAAACCATTTTATATTTAATTTTCTTTTCTACGAGTAAAACTAAGATTCCGCCTTGAACTTGTGCTAATTTCTAAAAAGTTTGCACATCTCCATGCTGCATCTAAATGTTTTCTAAAACGACAAGGTCTGGTTCATACTACTAGATTTTGCTTTCAATTTCCTTACAAAGGCTATGAATACGAACAGCAATGTCGTCATGCGTCTTTTCCCAATGTCCAAAATCAATTAGGTCGCCATCTCGGAATACTGACCATCCGCTAGTCCTCGTTGCTTGATCTAATGCCAAAATTGTCATATTATTCTTTAAACCTCCACTTATATCCATAAGCAGTATTTCTTTTCCCTTTACAAGCATTTAATATATTTGAACATCCTGTCTTATCAATGCCTAAAGCAAGTGCTGCTGCAGTTGCGGAAACATAATTATTTAAAATCTAATTTGTATTTTTATCTAACTGTATAACAGCTTTCCTATTTGGAGGAATACTACCCTATTTTGTTTTACTAATTTTCTTTTTTGTTTCTTCACTTAGTGGAGGATGTGGTAATGCTTTTAAAATTTTACTTACTTTTTCTCGATGCTCAGGGTTCTACCACATTTTTTTTGTATTTTCTGAAATTTTTTTTCTACCTTCTTGAGTTAAATGTGCGGAAGCGCCTTGCGGTTTGCCACCTTTATCCAAATTGTATCCAAATTTAGGATTGGTTAAATTATATAGAGCAATAATTTCTTTTTCTTTATTCAAAGCTTCTTCCATTATTGGAGAAGAATAAATTATTGTTTTAATAATATTTTCCCAGCCATATTTCTATATAGCTTTCCATACTAACGGGCATTTTTTATAACCAGTTCCACCGTGCCACCTATTATTAATATTTTCCTATGAAGTATAACCACAATACTTTTTTCCATTCGGAAAAATAAATAAATAAACCTTATATTTATACATAAAATCTCCACCTTTCATAAATATATGAAAGATGGATAATAATTATAAATTAAAATTGACCACTCAACCTAACTAACTTATAAAATCAAGAGCTAAAATTGTCATTCAGAAGTAGAACCGAAACCGCCTTCGCGAGCGTTTTCATTTCCTTCATCATCATTAGTCTTATGATATTCTTTTAGAATACCTTGACCAAAACAATCGCCTTTAGAAATCTTTACTGGGAAAGGAAGCATATTAATTAACTGAAAATAAATATGACCCTCATTGTCTGGATTGTTATAATAATCACTATCAATGACGCCAATACTATTTCCGAGAATGAGCCAATGCTTCAGCGGAGTGGAACTTCTTACACTAAGTTCGAGATAATAACCATCAGGAATTTTACATTTAATACCTGTTGGGATAAGCGGGATTTTCGCATTGGCTTCTTTAACAATCGCGGCAACAGTATTTAGATCAAATGGAAAAGCCTTAGAAACTTCTTCCATATTACCAAACTTCTTTGCTGTCGTCGCGGCAAGACGATCAATCATTTCATCGCCCATTGCCGGTTCAAGTACCACATCTTCGGCGGCATAAAAATCATAACCAGCAGAGTTTGCAGTTTTACGAAATGGAACAATTATATCTTTATCATCAGCATATTTACTAATTTTTTCAAAACAAGCATCAATAGTCATAAGATACCTTCACACCACTGTTGGGTTCTTTCTCAAGATTAATAATCTTCTTAGCTTTTACAACAACATATTCTTCTTCAGTTTTCTTATTAAACTTTACAGTATACTGAAAACTTTGAAGTTCATATTTACTGGACTGAGCCATCTCATCTCGCATTTCAAGGGCTTCATCTTCGGTGTCCACGCGCCAAGTTTCTACGACATTCAAAAGATATTTCATCGCTTAAATTACCTCAATTTTTACTAATTCATTACTAGAAAACATTTCCATTAGCAGAGTATTCAAATCAAATTCAACAGATGTTAGATTTTCATCTTCGACTTTAAGAGTGTCAATATCATAATTATATACTACTGTTGCGACAGATTTCATATATTCATCGACACTATTACCAGTATATAAGTCTAGAATAGTTTCATCTTCTAAAATGATTTTTGGATTTGCCGTAAAATTATGCAGCCAGAATGCGGTCATACACGCACAACTCCTTTACCATAAGGGAATAAATAATAACAATCAGGCAGGACTTCGTCATCCCAATTGGCCCAAATAGCAATTGCACCATTGGTATCAACAGAAATATCAAAAATCTGACAAAAATCTTCTAAAATATCGAAGATTTTATCAACAAGTTCATAAAATGTGACACCCATACGAGTGAAGTCAAATAAAGTATAATATCTCTGCTCATGGCAAAGAAGCATATAATAATTATCAATATTTTTTGTGATCCAATCCATAAGAACTTCTCTTGCTTTTTCAAGTTCTTCAGATCCATAAGGTTTCATATTGGCAATAAGTTGACGATTCATTTCATAAAGAGAAATTTTTGGGCCTTCACCATTTAAAATTTCTTCTTTAATTTCTTCTGCGAGATTTGTATTATGTTCTACAAACTCTTCATATTCGTCAGCTTCCAAAAAAATGCCATTTTCAGTATGCTTCATTTTGGAAAACTCCTTTTACTCATTTCTTATACATATATTATAACAAAATTTTTATTGAATGTCAATAATCCGTTGATTGCGGCTTCCACGCATTTTTAGGGTAACATCTCTTTGCTCTTGAATGAAAGGACCATCAATTAAAGTATTAATATTTGCGAGAATATATTGCATATGAGAACTTTCTTGTTTAAGTAAATCTTCATATAAGTATCCAGTCCAAATATAGATCTTTGTTTCAGGAGATTTTTCCTTGACCGTTCTAACCAAAAGAGTAGTTAAAAATAAATTTTCTGGACAAAGAGGTTCTCCACCCAAGATGCACAAGGAACGATTAATTCCTTGTGCATTGAGTTTTTCTATAATTTCTTCTAAAAGAGATGCTGGAAATTCTTTTCCGCCATTAAAATCCCAAGTTTCTGGATTATGGCATCCAGGGCAACGATGAGGGCAACCTTGAACATAAAATGAAACACACAAGCCATCTCCGGCCATTATATCGTTCCATATTACATCAGCATATTGCATAATCATTCTCCTTAATATTTTGAATGTTTAACGCGCTCTATGGTTTCCGCTCTCTTGCCTTCATTAAATTTACGATAATCAGTTGTTAAATAACCAGTTACGCGTCGTAGTTGTTCGATATTCCTAGAACCGCATTCAGGGCATTCGTCATTGAATTCACTTTGATACCCGCAATCGAGGCAGGTGTCGATCGGGAAGTTGAATGCAAGGTATGGGATATCGAGTTTCTGGAAGGCGTAATCAATGATTTGTTCGATTGCTTTTGTGTTCTGAACAAAAGTCGAATCCAATTCAACATAAGTAATGCAGCCTCCTGTTGGATATTTACAGAATGGAGCTTCAATTTCTAACTTTTCAAAAATACCAACTTTTTCCCAAACTGGAACATGATGGCTATTAGTAATATAATCTCTATCTGTAATATTTGGTAAAATACCATGTTGTTTACGCAAGGCTTTAAGAGCAGTAGAGCACAATCCTTCTGCGGGCGTTGCATAACAAGAGAAGTTCAAATCATTGCGTTCACTTGCTTCTTTTGCATAAGCGTTGATACGCTGAACCACAGAAAGAGCAAAAGCATGTGCTTTCTTACTATGAACATGATTTTCACCAAAAAGCGCTTGACACATTTCGGCCACACCGAGATATCCAATTGCTAAAGTATTATGACGGAGTGAATTATAAACACTCTCAGCATATTTATCGGCATCGGCAATAGTACCATTCTGATACATAAAAGGTGCTGAAACTGCGGCTTGACAAATCATTGTGTCAAAGCGTTCAAGCAATCCTTGTTCGGCAAGCTTTAAGGTTGATTCGAATTCTTTCCAGAATCCTTCCAAATCAGGAACTTCTCTTTCCCCAAGACAGGTTCCATACTTAATGCCGAGCTGTGGTAGAATAATGGTGACTGGGACATTGTTTCCACGGCCGACTCTTTGATAGCCCAATCCGTGTCTATCGAATCCAAGCATTGTGCGACATCCCATAGTGGAGAAGTAAGTATCTGGATTACTTGGGTCTTCGTGAGCTTGCGACCAGTCGCAGTTACAAAAATTGGGATAGATTCGTTTTGAGAGAGAAACTAAAGCATGTTGTTTGAGGTCATAGTTTCTATCTTCTGGATTAGCATTACATCCTTGTTTATATTGGAAAATTGAAATCGGGAAAATAGAAGTCTTATGATGCTTGCCGATTCCAGCCAAAGAAGCATTAAGCATTGCTTGAGATACCATACGACCTTCAATGGTTTCATCTCGCCCATAATTAATAGAAGTAAATGGAACCTGAGAACCTGCTCTTGATTCAAGAGTATTTAAATTATGGTAAAGAGCTTCTGCTCCTTGTTTCAACTCTTTTTCAAGCATATAAATAGCATAATCATATGCTCTACTATTTTTATGGAATCGTTTATCATCAATAGATGGCATTGTTTCAATTAAATTCTTTTCTAAATCTTCTGTTCCATAATGATTCCAAAGAGCATTATCAATTTCATCTTCTGTCATCCATAAAAGACCTTCGCAATAATGTTTATAAAAACTTCTTTTTACAAAAGGAGCTAAGTCGAAATCAATATGGACTGTGCCAACGCCACCAAATTGAACTTGAGACTGGCATTGGAAAATAACTGCCATTTGCTGACAAGCAGTTGAGAAAGTAGAAGGTGGACGAATATCGCCATTACGAGTTGAAAATCCTTCTTTAAAAAGTTTCTCAAAATCAATATTTAAACAGTTGTGTTCACCAATAGGTGCTTTTTCAAGGTCGTGCTGATAAATAAGCATACCTTTATGCGCATTAGCAACTTCTTCACTAAGAACATCTTCTAAGGCATAAATCTTTTGAATATCAGCAGATGCTTCTTTCTCTCGACCAGAGAAAGAGCGTTCATCTACATTAGCATTTTGATTTTGAACTGCAATAGCATCTAATCTGCGGCGCATCGCTTCCATAATGCGACTACGCTGTTCTCTAATGCGAGAACGCCTATTTCTATATAAAATATATCTTTTTGCGGTAACTGGATCAACCGCCATTAATTCTTTTTCAACAAAATCTTGAATGCTTTCAACAGACATATCTTTATCTAATGCTCTAATCTTTTCAGCAATGTCTGTAGCATTCGGATGCAGAGGCTGAGTAGGACAATACTCTTCCTCCCAATAGGCTTTTGTAATAGCCGTTTCAATCTTGGACTTGTCAAAAGGAACTTTGCGCCCGTCGCGCTTAATAATCATCATATTTAAAACCTCCTTTTAAGGGAACATCCAATATACTTAACTACCAGTGGTATTCCCTTAATCGAGAACGGCCAAATTCTCTACAAATTCTTGTATATATCTTGTTGTATAATTTAAATCATCAAGATTATCATTACTTACTTTTTTAAGATTTAAATAATCAATATCATCAAAATCTTCTAAATCTGCAAAATATCGACGGCAAATTTCCTTTACATCCGGATCGGTTTCTCTAGTTAATTGTCGCATCATTCGAATTTTATCATCAACATCAACATAAAAACCAATAACAGTTAATTCTGGATCAATTTTTGCACTTTCTAGAAAACAATCATATCCCTCTGGATTAAAAACGCCAACATTGATACCTGGAAGAAGAGTTGTCTTATCGGTTCCATAATACCAATTATTAAAACAAACTGCTTCAAGCATATCACCATTTAGAACTTTGGCGGCAAATTCTTCATTGGTAAGATAGTAATAATTTACACCTTCTTTTTCGCCCTCTCTCATAGGACGAGTAGTGCAAGAAACCATCATATGCCATTCTGGATTGTTTCCTACCAATATTCGTGCTACTGTATCTTTTCCCGCTCCCGCTTTACCTAATAGAGCAATAATAATTTTCTGCATATATTCTCCTAATAGGGGAGGTTTCCCTCCCCTTTAATCTTCAATCATTTCACCTTGCGCGCGTTCGTGCGCGAGCATCATAGTAGTTCCATTATGAATCTCTTGAATTTTATATAATTGATGACCTGGAACCGAAGCATACTTTTTAGGAATAAATTCATCGCCACGACGAATACCCATTACCATAATCATACTGCCTCTATTGAACCAAGATTTTTCAACCACATGTTTTGCTCCATCTGCGCCTCGTTCAGAAATTTGCTTATCAAACATACTGAAATATTCATTTCTAAACTTTACAGTTGTTACACCTTCTGGGGTTAAAAGAGAAACGGAACTTTTGGTTTTATTCTTTGCAATACAAGTGCCAATAATCTTGTGAAGTCGATAAATTGGAATCTCAGAATTACCTCTTTTCCAAATCTTATCAACTATTGGCTCCTCTGGCAAATCAAAGAAATTACTAATACCATAACGAGTTCGATTAATATCTTTTAATTCATGATCATGATAATAGAAACACATAACTTCCATTTCCCACGCAGACAGAGTTCCTTTACCATACTTTTCCCATTCAGCCTTAAAAATTTCTTTGTTAAGTTGATACAAAGTTTCTTCTTGATGTTCTTTCATCCAACTGCGGACTTTATCCATTTGTTGCTGATATACCTTATCCCACATCTTTTGATTCATTGCATAATTTGCATCATAAATCTCAAGATGAATATCTGGATAATTATTATCAATAAAATTTACCGCTCTATCATCAAGAATATAATATCCATCATCAATCTTACATACATTCTTAAGATAACGATTAAATTCAAAAGTTCTTTGCTCTAAATTTAAATGATTTGGCAGCAAGCCTCTTTGAATCAAGCCATTCATATTTTGAAGTGTAATACGCTTTTTCTTATCACAATTCTGCCAAAGATACTCAATCATAAGCTTCTTTCGATCATGTAATTTATCAAACGCGCCACTTTTAATCAAAGATACAACTGCTTGTTTATTCGGATTCACTTTTGTCATAAAATCATAGAAATTTTCATATGGACGATTGTCCAAGATAGATTCTACAACATCATCACCGACATTCAGAAGGCCTTTAAGACCAAACAGGATTTGATTTCCTTCCGCATCTGGTGCGAAACCAAATTCTGCTTTGTTAATATCCGGCAAACCAATTTTTATACCATTGCTTTGAATAGCGCCAAGAGCTTTTGCAATTTTACCATAATCAGTCGTTCCAGCGAGTTCTGGATCAACCGCGCCGCTATTAACGATCAAACATGCTGTATTCCAATATACTGGATTAAACTGAGTTGCAAGAATGATAGTTTGAATTCCAACAAAAGAATATGGGAGAGAATGGTTTAAACTAAATGCATAACCCAACTGCGGCGCTACTGCAACTTCCCAGATATAGTCAGCAAGTTTATTATCCATTACATCATAAACTTTTCTTTTGAGTTCTGGAATACGAGACATTTGCTTTTTCGCAACAATTTTACGAGCATCATTCGCTTCTGCAAGACTAAAGCTCGCGATTTCAGGATCCATAAGAATCTGCATCATCTGTTCCTGAATTGCACAACATCCATAATAAGTATCACAATATTTATGCATTGCTTTAATCATAGATGAGGGAAGATGAGCATCTTGCATTTCTTTATCAAAAACTTTAATTCCTTGACTCTTAATTCTCGCAAATCTATCTTGTTGAGACTCCTTACCTTTTTCAGACATAAGTCTCATCATAGCATTTGCCGCAGTCATTTCCAGAGGATTCTGCGGTTTCACTTTCTTTGCAACCGCAAGGCCGACACCGCTATTGAACTGGAATACATCAAGAATATCTCCTGCAGCCAAATGTTCCCAAATAACAGGATTTGTAGTATCAATATGCTCTGGATGAAGATATTTATTATAAAGATTTCTCAATCCAATATCTTCAATAACCTTATCTTTTACCATTAGATTCAAACAACTAATAATTTTATCTGAAACTTCGGTTACAAGGAAATCATATTTTGTATCTCCTGCGGCCTCAGCCATATGAAGATCATAACAAGTAATCAAATCTCCAGAAGGAGTTCTCATAATTGCAGCGGTATCATAAATATCATTGTTATACAAGATAACACCCGAAGCATGACAGCCACGCTGCTTTACAATTCCTTCAATGGCAAAGATAATATCAAGTAAACCTGGATATTTATCAACTTCTCTTTTGAATGCTGCGATTGGTTTTCTATCTTTTTCTTGATTTCCATATACAACTTCTTTAATACTCCACAAGAAACCGCGCTCTTGGGGAATCATAGAAGTAATATATTGAGCAATATCAACATCAATACCATCTGGATACATTTCAATTCCATCTGCATCAGTTTGTCTATAACCGCGACAAGCAGTCAAAACAGCAGATTTAGAACCTTCAGTGCCGAAAGTTGCAACCTGAATCAATCCAAGCTCTCCGCGTTCTTCTCGAATACGCTGGAAAATTTCAGGCCTCTTGCTCGGCGCCAAGTCAATATCAATATCAGGAAGTTCAGCGCGTTCTTTATTTAAGAAACGCCACCACGGGAGTTCCCATTTAATAGGATCCAACTGAGTAATGCCAAGTAAATAGTTGGACAAAAAACCAGTAGCAGAACCACGACCGGGTCCAACAATACTACCTGCATCCCAAAACATATCAATGTAATGCTTAAAGGTATTGAAATAAGCAAACAGACAAGTTCCGAGACGATTGCCAATATAAGCAATAACATCCGCTTCAATTTCAAGTCTTTCAAAATATCTATCCTCTACAAGATGTTTATCTCGTAATGCTTCCATGCAACAATCAAGCCAATATTGCTCTTGCTCATTTCCTTGTTGATTGATTCTATTTAGAGTAGGATAATTTTCTGGAATACCCCATCCCAAAAAACCTTTTCTAATAGGGACTTCAACCATAGGAATTTGCTGAGGTTTCTCAAGAGAATACCATTCAATTTTTTTTCGCATTTCCTCAGACATTTGCAATGTAATATCAATGGTATCCTCTTGAAAAGAATAGCGCAATAATTCGCGAACTTCTTCTTCATCCATTAATCGCGCAAATTCATAAAAGCTATCAACTTCTCGATCTCCACCCTTAGAGTTCAAATAAGCTTTATGCGCAAAACGAGTTTCTTTGCTTAAATAATGAGAGTCAGTTGCCGCGATCATATGTATACGATACTTTACTGCATAATTCAATAAATACTGATTTATTAAAATCTGGTCTTTATTTAAAGATGGCGCGCACTCAATGTAAAAATCATTTTCTCCGAATACATTTTTACAGAATATAATGAAATCTTCAATCTCAGCGCCAATCTCTTTGGTTCTTGGATCATGCATTTCTTTAGCAATATGATATTCAATAATACGTTTAGACAATTCACCACCCATACATGCTGTGGTGCCCATGATATGACCCTTGTATCGAGACATAACTTCTGCAAGTTCAGATTTCAGAGTTGGTACACGCTCCATACCTCTGTCGAAATAAGAGTTATACCAAGCTTTTGAACTCAATTCTCGCAAACCTTTATGACCAATCGCATCTTTTGCAATCAAGATAAAATGATAATAAGTCTGATTTTTATCTCTTGTATCAGTCAGATAAATTTCATTACCAAGAGCAATAGTGAAATCTGGATACTTTTCACGAATCTTCTTTGCATACATATTCACTTCCATGTGCGCACTAAGTGCTTCATGATCTGTGATTGCAATACCAGAAAGACCTAACTGAATTGCTTTATCAATTAGGTCTGTAGGTTTAATAATGCAGTCAAGAAGTCTTAGATTTGAATACATCGTATGATTATGACAATTAAAAAACATATTCAAAAAACTCCCTACATTTATTCTATATATACATTATATCATATTTTTTATTTATTGTCAACTAATGATGTTAAAATAGCAAATAAGTTTTGATATTTAAGAGGCACCCATTCCCACGAAGCACAAATAAAAACTTTATCGAATTTAATTTCATCAAGAATTCTTAAATCTGTAGTGTGGGTATATTTTAATTTTTCAGGAATTTTTTCTGGCATATAAGAATTAGGATTATGAATCCAAGTATATTTATACATATTTAAATCAAAATGTGCTTTGGCTGCCCAATTTGCCAATGAAATAGATTGTTCATCCAATGATTCATCTGTAATATGATAGCCTAAATCGTGATGATGGTCAATATTATAAATATTATATTTTTTAGCATCAAGCATTTTCATAAATTTATATAGCTCATCGTGTGCGAGTCCCACATAACAATCATCTTTTGTAAGATTTTTTATTACTTCTTTAAGCGTGAAATATAAATCTGTAAAACGATTTAAATCACAATGAGCTTCAAATCCAGGCATAGTCATTTCAATTTGTTCCCAAATTTCTTTTGGCCCAAGAGGAGAATTTCCGTGGCATAAATTATTATATGCTTCAATAGTTGGTTGCATAATCCAGTCAAAATCAATACTTAAAATATTCAATTTAATAAAGTCTCCAATTCTTTTATTGTGATTGCTTGGTATCCATCACATTTTCTTTCTATACTCATAGAAGAAGTTACTTCAATCATTAAACCATCAGCTCCAACTGCTAAAGCTGCTTTAGCAAGAGGTAATACTAAATTTCTATCACCCGCGGCGTGACTTGGGTCTACAATAACCGGACAACCTGATGATAATTGTAAAACAGGAACCGCGGCTAAATCTAAAGTGAAACGGCTTGAATCTGAAAATGTTCTAATTCCTCGTTCACATAAAATTACCTTATCACTTTTAATATATTCTCTTGCCTTACAAGTTTCATAAACAGTATTTCCAAAACCCCTTTTTAAAAGAATCGGAAAATCAAAATGATTTAATTCTTGAAGCAAATCAAAATTTTGCATATTTCGAGCACCAATTTGAATCATTACTTCATTTTTATATTGCTCTAAATATTCTAAATGATGATAACTTAAAGCTTCAATAGCACATAATTCTAAATTATTTTTACGCATTGCAGAAATTAAAATTTTCACGCCTTCTTCTCCAAGTCCTAAGAAAGAATTTGGATCAGTGCGTGGTTTCCAGCATCCACCCCGCAAGACAATATTAGAATTTAATTCACTTAATTCTTTTGCTATTTGAAAAGTATCTTCAATAGTTTCTACTGTGCAAGGTCCAGCAATCATAATCATTTATGATAATTCCTCACTATAATAAGTTTTTTAGCGGCGCGAGTTGCCGCGGTATATAACCATCGAACATGTTCTTCTTTGCTATCTCCTTTAAGATATTCTTCAAGAACTATTACTTTATCATATTCACTGCCTTGTGATTTATGACAAGTAATTGCATAAGCATAATCAAATTGATTCGGTTGGTAATATTTTGGAATACGCTTAAAATTATCTTTATTTATGGTAGGTTCATGCTCCATAAAAATCTTATAATCCATTTCCAACGCTAAAAAACTTTTCGCATTTTCATAATCCGGGGTGAAGTCGACAATAGGAGTAACCTCCATAAAAGGGTTGTCTTTAGTATATTTAATAGAATTAATTTTTCCGCTCAATCCATTTACAAGAGCATCGCCGGTTTCATTAATACATTCCCAATTATTTTTCAGACAAATAATTCGATCTCCTACCAAAGGATGCGGATCATCTGTATTCATTAAGACTTGTCTCATAAAAGAATTAATCGCGAAACGAGTATCATTTTTTCCAACTAAAATTTGATCTGCCCAAGCAAGGAATCCAGGTTGAAGCATTTCTTCTCTGTCTACAATCCGCACTTCATTTCCTCTCATTAATTGAAGAGGCTTCTGCGCACGGATATCCATAGTTAAACGAATAATTTCAGATTCTTCCTCTTGCCGCATAATTTCATCAAGAAAAATATGTGGATGATCTAATACCCCATGTGGTTCTGCCGCAACTGGAGGTAACTGTCCTGGATCTCCAAGTGCAAGAACATGAATTTTATGACTCAGAAGTAGTTCCCACATATGTTTCGGCAACATGGATACTTCATCAACTACAATAATTTTATAAGGAAACAATGGTCTAATTGGAATATGTTTAAAAGTTCCATCTTTTTTAGGAAAAGATTGATACAGTAGACGATGCGCAGTCATGGCATTAGGACATCCTTTTGTGCGAAGAACCTGCGCCGCCTTACCAGTATATGCTATATATACAACTCTATCTTCTGGAATATTTAATGCACTAATAATAAATTGAACAAGTGTTGACTTACCTGTACCTGCTTTAAGCGTAGCCTGCGATACAAGTATAAGGTTCTTTATTCTTATATCGGGCTACTGCTGTTTTCAGACCATCTTCTTGATTTTTGGTTAAAATCAATGTCCTACTTCCTCCTTTTTATTAGATAATTTATTATATCATATATTTTCAAGAATGTCAAAAGTACCAAGAGGTAGTAGAACTAATTTTATAATCTTTTATTTCAAGTTGCGGTTGATATAAACCATTCCACTCATTAATTCGGCAATAACCGATAAAAGTAATATACATCATACCTTCTGGGGCATATTCAAAATAGCGAGTTAATGCTCCATATCTTTCAGCGCCAAAACCAAATTTAATACAAGTTGTATCTGAATTTTGAATCGTTACTTTCAAAGTTCCTTTACCTTGAAGTAAAACTCTATCTTTAGTAACAGGAATTGTTAATGCAACAAGTGGTTCACTTACTCCTTGTCCCCAAAGATCTTTTTGTTCGGCGATCGCAATAATAGTAGAATCAAAATCATCTTTATTCGTCCAGTCAAAATCTACATCATAATGACGCTCTGGTTGAGAACCTTCTTCTGAAAATTCTTTTACAACTAACTGTCTAAATTCTGACAGACCTTCTGGAGTAAATCCGACACCAAAAGCAAATGGATGTCCTTCCGCATATAGAGCACAGCCGCAATCTTCAATCCATTGGCGCCAATCTTTTACTAATTCAGTTTCAAATCCTCTCGCGGAACCCTCCCAAGTAATTACACCTTCTTTATCTCTTTTTGTAAGAATTAAAGTCGGTTTTCCAAATTCAGGCATAATCTGATTCGCGAGCAATCCATTAAGATTATTGTCTAATGATTTTTCAACTTGAATAATTAAAACTGGAATACTATCAGCATGATATCTATGAATATAATCATAAATCATATCAAGAGTAGAAGTTTTCTCTCGCTCTTGTCTTGCTTTTACATTGCCGCAAGTTCTAACTGCCTGTTCAACAACATATTCATATTCTCCTTTTGCACCTTTTTTAGTGCTTGGAATATATTCAAATGCTTGATAATCAAGTAGCGATCTAAATAAAAGTTGCTTCTCTTCAATAGTGCCAGATCTCGTCATGGCATTAATAAAAGGAGAAATATACCAAGATACAGTAAATGGATTTAAATGATTCTGAATTTTAAATTCATTTTTTACCATCATCATATTGATAAAAGGACTGTTAATATTTGCATTTTTAGTTCCTTCTACCACATAATATCTTGTTTCTAAATCTCGCAAATCCATCATGTCTGCAATCATTCCCAAGGCAACCAAGTCAAGGAAATCATCGGCATATGAAACTTTGAATACTTTATCCAATGCTTTACAGAATTTATAAACAATGCCGACACCAGATAATGCTTTATTTGGATAATCACACATTTGATTATTTACGATAATCGCTGGATCTGTTTCATCAAGCGGCGCATGGTGATGATCGAGAATAACTACTTCAATTCCTCGTTCAGCAAGTTGTTTATGAATTTCAACTTCATTAGATGATGCATCTGGCACGATAACAAGTTTAATATCTTCTACGATATTGTCAATATTAATGCCGTGATGCTTCTTATCATGAACCGCATATGAAATTAAATTTTCTACTCTTGATGGCAGCACTCTGTGAAGATAATTTAGCAAAACTGCCCCCGAAGTATATCCATCACAGTCGCTATCAATTTGTAGATAAATCTTATGATTATTCGTAAGTGCTTTTAATACAGTTTTAACTGCCTCGTCCATATTATCCAGTTTATTGAATGGATGAATACAGTCGGCAGTTGGGTTTATATAATTAGGAATTTGCTCTCGTGGAATACCTCGATTCAGTAAAACTTGTTCAATAATATTATCTGAATGCTCATTAGATTTAATTACACTATAATTCATAAAAATACTCTTTCCCGATACAGTTTCATAAATACTTCCGGTCCGCAATCAATTGGAGATGCCTTATAAGGAAGCATATCATCTTTATCAAACATAAAAGAAATAGTTACAAATTGATGATATTTTTTATGAAATGTTCTAAAATTTTTAATTAAATGTTTAAACTCTTCATCATTCTTTTCTTTAAATTGTCTATCAAATGCTACAACAATTTCTTCTGCGCCGAGATTCAGCAACATCATTAATTGAATAGATGATATAGAAGAGCCACAACAGGCAACCGATATGTCATTAGAAATGCCAAAATATGACTGGTATAATAGGCAAGATTTTTCACCTTCAAAGACTATCGCCTTCCTTATCTTCTTTATATTATCTTTACTATTGTTTATATTATACAAATTTAAACCAAGAGGATGATTATACATTTGTCCTCCAATAATAAGAGGACGATATTTTCCACATATTTCAGCTTCATCAGAACCAAGAGCCCTGCCGCGCAATCCAACAAATCTACCATTAATATCGAAATGCGGAATTGTAATTTGTTCCATAGTTGGATAATAACCAATTCGATTATATTCCATTACTTCTTTTGTGATACCTTCTTTTATCCAATCGTAAATAACTGGATAAGTAAGATTATCAAGAATACATGAATCAAATTCTGGTAGGATAATTTCTTTTGGCGGTTCTAATTTTAAATTGTTGATTTTTTCATATTTTTCCAAAATCTTCCAATCGGCAAGATTAGGAACTTCATCTTCGGCATCTTGTAAAGTAGGGCCCCATCCATATTTAGATGCGACCCATTTCATTGAATCATACAAAGTCCATTCGCTATTTGGCTGAGATAGCATTTTAATTTTACTTAAAAGTTCAAAAATATCAAAATAACTATCACAACCAGTATAGCATCTGAACAATTTTGTATTCTCATAATAATACAATTTACGAGAACCTTCACCAGGCGCATTATGACAAATTGTAGTAGAAATAAAACCAAAATCTGTCATATGCGGGTCTCCGCCAAATTCTTGAACTATATCAAATACCATTTCAAGAGACAGTTTTTCTTTGATTTCATCCTTGTCATATTTCGCCATTTTAATTCTCCTTAATCAAAAGCAATTCGACTTGTCTGAGAAGAATTTTCCTCTTCCACAACAAGCGCCGTCACCGTGCCGAGCAACCCAAAAGTTTCATTGATATAATCAATCACATAAATGTAAGGATTTAAGTTCTTATTGCCACGAGTGTCAGCAATCTCGTCGAACATCTTTTTAGAAATATTATATTCAATTTCCAGATCATCGATAACCAAATTCTTAGGACGATGGATATACTTATTCAAAGCCATTATTATTTCTCCTTAAAATGCAGATTCTTCTTCAAAAGTTACTTTTATATTTTCAATTGGTTGCAGTTCATATAGATAATCTGTCAAAAACATGGGTTGAATTCGGCAGGTTCCCAAATCTGCTTTACACCAAAGAATAACGCCTTTATATCTTCCGCGTCTATTTTTATAGATAGAAAGTTTAATAGATGGAGTTTCAAAGTTAGGATTTTTACTTAATACCGCTTCAAGAGAAGCAAGATCATTTTCTTTTACTGGTAATAAAATACTACCATAGTCAATTTTATCAGCAATTGCTTTTGCGCCACGAAGCAAGTTTTGATCAGGTGCTTTTGCATCTTGATAATCACCATTCAACTGAGTAGCAGACATCATAAAGACATTATACTTTACGCAAATATCTTTAAGTCGTGCAGATAGCATAAACAAAATATTATCTTCACGCAATGCAATTTTTCCTGCGGTTCTGCTAATTTCTTCCAGAATTTTCAAACTTGTATGAATGTAATCATGAAATACATAAGTAACATTCTTTTCTCTGATTCTACGCTTAATTACATTTTCTACATCTTGAAGATTAAATTCTGGTAGAACTTCTACAGTCAATGGAGATTCTTTAATTATTCTGGCTGCTTCAAAAACCCTATCTCGTTCACCATCTTCATATTGACCATTCAAAATGTGTTCTTCATTTACATTTGAAATAAATGCGAGCATCATAGTTTGAATTTCATCTTTATCCTGCTCTGTTCCAATAAACAAAGTTGGAAATTGATGACCATTTTTAATCCAACCAAACTGTTCATCATAAATACGATCACATGCTATATAACAAGCATCAGCAATCATACTTCTTGTTTTACCAACGCCTGTCGGTGCAGACCGCAAATAAAATTTACCAAGTCTTGCTCCTCTTGTTATGGTGTTAATATAATTACCATAAAGAGGAACACCAACATCAGGGGCTTGTTCGAAGCGTAGAATCAATTCTTCAATTCCATCACCTGCATCAAAAGATTGACTACAATCATTTACATCGGCATATGTTTGACGAATTGTAAGAATCTTATCATCAATTTTATTTGCAATATCTTGCAAATTAGTGTTATCTAACCATTCCTCTTGGATTTCTTTCTTTTTCAAATCCATAATATTGTCTGGATCATATAAGAATGAAACATCAAGACCAAAATTATCATATGCGCGCAAAAGAGTCATTTTCTTCATGCGATCATAATAATAATTAAATGTCGTTGGATTGGCGATCGCACTGGCCCTCATAATAAAATCTGCGCCTTTATTTACTTCAAAAATTGCATTTTGTTTCGGGCGCCCGTTGAGGTAGTCCAAGATACTTGATAATGAAATCGCTTGTGCTCCGTTATAGTGCAACTGATACATGGCTCCAAATACCACACGATGAAACTCATCACAGAAGTCATCATCTGTGATGGAGTATGTGTCGTCTAAATCTAGAAGTCGAACATTATTAAATACACATCCTATTACTTGAATGACCGCATTTGGATCATTATATTTTGAACCCAACGGTTATTCCTCCTCTTCCAAAAACGAGAATAATTTTTTCTTTTTCTCAACTCGTTTAGGAATCGGTATTTTTATTACTCGTTCCTGCGGTTGATACTGTTCGACAGGTTTTGCTTGATTAGATTGATTCGCAAGCCAGATATGATAATAATAATTATAGGCATCTTGATATACATATGGTATAATTCCTATGCCGCCTTTTGCTTTTGCTATGTCATTTTTCTTAACTTCATAAAAATACTTTAATGATTTAAGCATTCCAGTATAAGAATAATGATATTGTTCCCTATAATCATTAATCTGTTTGCGCACTCGAGGATTAATATAATCAATTTGCAAAAGATTGATTATATATTGTTCTAACATTTCTAAATCTTTTTCCTCTTGAGTTTTTTGCTCTTGTGCTCGCAAATGACACTCAAGATGTGCATATCGAGAACCATTCACTTTTACGCAATCTACGAGTTTATCTCGATCAAATGTGATTCCGCAATAATAACATTTAACTCTGTGTGCCATTTAATACATCCTTTTATAGTATCTATTTCTATAAATATTATACCATAATTTTTTAAAAAAATCAAGCCCATATTACTATGAGCTTGATTATTATAAATTTTATATTAGGAGAGCTTACGAAGCTCCTGAAGGATAAGATCAAGCTGAGCAGCATCGGCTTCGGTGCATTCAGCAACTTTTCGACCAGCGCCAAGATAATCAGCAACAATCTTAGCAATAACGGAACGATTCTGAATATCCTTCGACATAAGAGTTCCTACCAAATCGCTGAACTCATTCATCATGCCGGGGAAGTCATAATAAACCTCTTCAGCTTCCATATAAAGATTACTCTTAGCGGCAGTAACATACTGATTGCCAGTCTCCTGAGCTTCCTTATCAATAGCATCATTAATTGCCTTAACGAGATTTTCATAAGAAAGATCAATTACATCGGGAGTGTAGCGGAATCGAGAACCAGCAACATAGCGAGGAGTTTCACGCAAGAACATCTTGGTAATAGTGCGACCATCTTCCTGCTTAACAGGACGAGTAAGACCGATAATATCACAAGTACGCTCACAAACCAAACGACCACGCTTATCAAGAGTAGGCATCATTTGCTGATACTCATTGCCGAGTTCATCCTTCAAAGTTACATCCTGAGAGTGAGAAATTAGAACTAGACCGTAATCCATCTGGAGGATCTTGCGGATGCACTTATCAAACTCACGCATAACGAGCTGATAGCCTTTGCCATAAGGAATGTCCGCAACATTATCCTTACCTTCCTGATTACAAATATACTCACAACAATAGTCATAAGCAATATCTGCGGTGTCAATTACGATAGTCTTATACATCTCCTTGGTATCTTCATCTTTTAGATCGACAAGATAACTGCGGAACTCACGCCAACTGTTTACAGGCATAGCCATAATACCGGGGATGGTGGAATAACCCTTCTCAAAAGCAAATACCAGAGCCTTAGGAAACTTAGATGCGATAGTAGTCTTACCAGACTTAGGAGTACCATAGAGCAAAACGGAATAGCCAGAGAGGTCTCGAGAGACCTCATGAGGCTTAATCATAGTTAAAGCATTAGCCATAATCATATGTCCTCCTTATCAGAAATTATAACCAGTTGCAGCCGGAGAGGCAGCGGGGGTAGCAGCCTTCTTGGAGTTCTGATACTCTTCCTGACGCTGCTTTACAGTAGCAAGATAAACTTCACGATTTTGAAGGGCTTCTGCAAACTCGATAGCGGTAATACCCTCTTCATCATCCCAGAGATAAGCTTCCTTAGAAACACCAGTAATTACATAATCCTTGTTAGAAGTAGGAACCATTTTTACATTAGCATCGCCAAACTGAGACTCTTCACGAATTTCGCGATAAGAAGTCTGAGAAACCTGACGACCCCAAACCTTAGTAAAGAAAGGATGCTTCTCAGAACATTCCAAAGAAGCAAAATACTTCATACCACTCGGATTGAGAACAGAGAATTCGACTGGCATAACTGCCTTGCGGAAATCAAAGATATAACCACGAACAACCAATTTCGCAGGAAGATTGCGCTCAGGATTTTCCTCAACTTCGCGAGTTCCAGTAATAAGCATATCGGCTTCAAAACGACAACGAGCATTTTGATCCTCATTCAGAGGTTCATTAATAATATGAAGGAAACCACCTTCATTACGCTTGGCACTAACAAGTTCCTCTTTACCATTGCGGTCAGAATAAAACTCGTTTAGACCAATCGCGGAATCTACACGAATCTTAACCGCACTATCAGCACCATTCTTGGTTACACAAGGAGCACCATCAATAATACGCTTTAGCGCATTAAAAGTATTATTAGGACCACTAATTTTAGTGGTAGCAGTTACATAAGTAAAATGAACCTGAACGACATTAAGAAGATCTTCATCGGTCGCAATACTTACAGTTCCAGAAATAAATTCAGTGCCGGGATTCTTAGAAGCCTCACCACTAATCTTCATTTTCAAGTCGTGTTCATAGAGCCGACCCTCAATGTGTGTCGTATTAATCATTGTCTTTTTCATAAATTAATTTTCTCCTTCAAACTTTACATTAATTCCTTTTTCTGTAATCATATAAACTACAGGGTCTTTACCGACTTTTTCAACATAACCATCAGTTACCAATTTACGCATTGCACCAGCAACTGATTTGGAAGCAATAAACATGCCTTCTGCGATATCTCTTGATTTATACATACCTTTTGGCACTTCCTGAAGATACTTAAGAATAGCCTTGCCATTATCAGTAAATTCAGGCTTTGCATCTTTTGCGCTATCTTCCCTAAGTGCTTCAAGATAAGCCTTAACATTCTCAGGAATAAGATCCGGATGCATGCCGCTGTTAGTAATCAAAGTATCCACAAATTCCACAAACTCTTGTCTTTTCGTCATAAAATTTATTCTTCCTTATCGTTTATTAGGTTCTTCCTTTACCTTATACATATATTATATCAAATTTTTTCAATTTTGTCAAATTTCATTGAAGCCTCTTCGAAGATGTCTATTAGGTTTTTAAATGTTCCATCTTCATTTTTGAGACTTACGCCAATACTTGCAAAAGCTTCCTCAATTTCTTTATAATTACAATTTGCATCTTCAAGTTTCTGACAAAAGGATTTAAGAGATTCCATTACATCTATCCCTCATAACCAAAAGTACTTGTAAGTTTATTAAAAGCAATCTTAAATTCTTTCGCTTCATTAGAATTAAGAAGTTTATCAATAGCAATAAACATTTTATCTTTCGCGTTATTAAAAGAATCTTGTGCTGTTTCAAGTTCATCGAAGAAAATAAATTCTTGCGCATATGGAAGAGTGCGAGCCCATTTAATAAAATTCTCAAGATCAGGATTTCTTTTACCAGACCATTCATTTAATTTATGCGGTCTGCGCTGGCTCTTGGAACACATCGCTAATAGATTTTCATAAGTCATAGTAACAGTTCTAGTTTGAAGCCAACTTTCTGGAATAAGACGAATTAATTCCTTCCATACAAGATAAGCCCTATATTCTAACTTATTATGATTGTCATTTGATGTATTTTCAAGTTCTTTTTGAATTCGCAAATATTCTTGTCGTAAATCTTCACAATAAGAAATAACTTTTTCAAAAATATCTCTTGTGAACCAGCGACCATTAACATCAATATTAGCAAAATCATCGTTTTCAAAAGAGTCAAAAGTAATAGGTTGACTCATAATTTTATGCATCGTAGAGGTAGAATTCGCAGTAGTACCTACTTTATAAGTATCAAATTCTTTCCACCAATAAAGTGGTGCAGTAATATCAACAGATACAAAAATCTGTCGAAGGAACTTACGATGTTCTGGACCACCTTTAATAAGAGTTTGCGCAAGTTTCATATCTTTAGGGCCAATCCAATATCCACCACGCTCTGCGAACTCTGGATCATCAAAAGACATATTCCAGCTATCGGATAAATGCCAACTATTTTTAGGGTTTCTCATACCACGCAAAGCGTGATCAAAACCCCATACATCTGTATTTTTAAATTTCATTTTCTAATTCTTCCTTTAATTTTAATAATGCTTCTATCGCGTCGTCAATAGAATGAACATAACAATAATGCTCTGGTGGTTCAAAATGGTCAAAATTATAACTAATTTCAATACATAATTCTTTATTCATAATCGTATGTTAAAGTATATCCTTCCAATGGCCCATTCATACCAAGAGCAGACTGGGCAAATAGTTCAAGTTCATCAATCATAAGACATTCATGCACTTCATGCGTGTATTTATCATCATTATGCTGTTGTCTATCAATAGCATCACGATAACTTATAAAATTAAGTCCAGTAATTCCATATGCTATAGCCTTTTGCTCCATGGCATGTGGATTTTTACAAACAACAGTTGCATTATTTCTTTTTGCTGCTTCCAGCAAGATTCGAGTTTTTCCAGTGCCTCGTCGATTAATAATCTGATACATATTATCCCTCATTTAATACTATATCCAAATTCTTTCGCTTTATAAAAATCTTGCCAATAATCTTCGCGTTCATCTAATTTAGTTTTATCTGATACTTCTTCAATTAATTCAAAAGCAAAATTCTCAATACCTTCTTTTGCCATTGCAGGATATAATTTATTTTGAATCGGTGTCTCCGCACCAATTTCTCTTTTTATATGTTGTTTCCATCGATCAATTACATTTACTGCTTGCCCAACATAGCACATTTCATTATTTAAATTTGTAATTTTATATATGCCAGTTACGCGAGTAGCGTCACCAAATAATCGACCGCATAAATCACTATAAGGTTTTTCAAGATATACTTTCCAAATTAATTTTCCAAGCACTTCTGGCTAATTAAGATCAGGCATTATATCTCTGAGCTTTGCAATATCAGCAAGAGCCCCAGGAGATAAAGTAAGACGATAATAATCAAGAAGATTTTGCTCCTCTTCTCTATGTTTTGCAATTTCAACTGCGGCAGCGGCAGTTTTTCTTAATTGTGCAATTTCTGCGGCGATTTCAGCACCAATATTTAATTTAATTGCGGCTTCAGCATTAAAACCTTCAACGAACTCAGAAGCGGCCTTTTTCAACTCTTCCTCTTGGTTTTTCTTATAATTCTCAAACCAAATTTCTCGTTCTTGAACCAATTTATCACGAGTGGCCTATTCAGCAATTTCCATTTGATTATATTGTTCTTGTTTAGTATCTATTAATAATTGAGTATTATTTAAATTATTTGTCGCTATCTAATTTCTAAGCAGTAAACTTTCATTATCTTCTTGTAAAGTTTTTAAAGTGTCTAATCCAGTATTTATTTTTAAACAGAGCTAATTATATTCTTCTTTACTCTATTGATATTCCTATACGGTATATCCTGCGCTATTTATACAAGCTCTAATTACAAATATTGTGATAGAACAAACTAGAATACATAAAAGAGCTATCCAAATCATAAGCTCACCTCATTAGAAAAAATAGGGGTTAGATAACCTAACCCCTATTAAATGCTAAGTTTAAATTACTCAGCATCCTCAGCGTTCACATCAAGCTCGCGGCCAGCGGTAGTGAGCTTAAGGAACTTAACAGCCTTATGAGTACCATCCTCGAGTTCAACCTCAGCGGGAACACGAACACCATAGCCCTTGCGCTGAACAGCACTGGTAAAGATACCATCAACACTACGCTTCTCCATACCGAGAGCGGTAGCCACATCAGCGGCGGTCACATTAGCGGTCTCGTCCAAACCCTGCAGATAAGTAATAACAGTCTTAGTATTTTCCTTCATAGCCATAATAAGTAATCTCCTTTTTCTCGCGTTATACGCATTTTTTTATTTTAATTATTCTATAATAATCTGAGGATTTTTCTCAGTTATTAACTAAAGTTATTTTACCAAAAATTTTTAAGTTTTTCAACTATCTAACTGTTTGGTAATCAGTTCACGAATCATTTCATCCAGTTCAATCATCTCATTAAGTTCTAGATCGGCAGATTGAGTAAGTTTCATCATTTTTTCTTTTGCACTATCTACCTTATCTACAGATTCATTTTTCTGAATGATAATTTCAAGGTCTGCGAACTCTTTAGCAAGCTTTTTAAGTTGCTTTTTCGTCATAGGATTTTTATTTCCCTCACCTTATGCATATATTATATCAAAAAATTTTTTAAAAGTCAAAAAATTTCAGAAATTTTACAATCTTTTGGATTTTTATTGTCTCTAAAATTTTTAAAGTAAAAATGTCGAAGAGTTTTATCTTCGTGATTTTTTTCCATACCGGCAAGTTCTACGACTTCACCGATATATAACTCAGGATTAGATCCAGCAATACGCTGAATATCTTCATTTAGGCCAGATGAAACAGAGCCAATTTTAACAAGAGTGCCATTGTCATCATAAGCACCAATATCCATAGATGTTTTCCATCCATAATAATATGCTTTTGTTACAGGCATTGTATGATAATTAGGTCCTTTAACAATCCAAGTTACGCCTATTGGTGCAATTTTTTCAGAAATTATATTATCATCCGGCCACTGATGCTCTTCAACTACCCAATAAGGCCAAGATTCTGCATCTGCTCCACTGTAATTAGGGCCTACATCAAGTTTGCCGTTATAATATTTAGTAGGATCGCTAAATCCCATACAAACAGCATCGCAAGTATCAGTCTTTTTAATTTTAATAGTATCCCAAGCAGGACGTTTACCCGGAGTATATGGAGCAGTCTTTTTCTTTAAAACTGCGCCTTCTTCACCTTTGGCAAGAGCATCTGCCACAAATTCTTGAATATTTTCATCTACTCGTTCAGCAAGTTCAAGAAAATGTTCATTTTCGCCAACAGTATAATCCTTAAAAAGATATAGCTCAAATACTCGTTTTAAAATATTATAACGAATACTCGCACCATATGAAGTTAAATCTACATTTTTATATCGAAGAATATCATGAATATAATAGTGTAGATAACCATATTCTCCCTCTTGTCGCTCTACCGCTTTTTCTGGCAAACTACCCATAATAGGAGTTACATCCTTACTAGTTTTTCCTGGATAATATACTTCTCCAATTAAAATA